AAGAACTTATGATTACCTTACGCCTGGCAATTGACGGTAACGACACAGTGCCAGCTCAACTACGCCAACTGATACCAGCCTGGAAGCCTATATTTCAAGCAGACATTGGGCAGGTTGGTGACGCTATGTTTAAGCTATTCCAGGCAATGCCTGAGCTTGTTGGTACTGTTGAGGGCTACCGTATGATGGGTATTGGCATTAGACAGGCAGAAGAGCTTGTTAAACGCCGCGTAGCAGCGTCTGGCAGCACGTTTATGCAACCAACCGGAGGTACACAGTAATGGCAGGCGTAACAACACCAGTAGTATCACCAAACCCATATGCAAATGTGGATGATTTAACGTCTTTTTGGAAAGCGCCGGACAATGCAACGCGTGCGCTTGATTTGCTGACCCGTGCCAGCAACCGCCTACGGATCATTGCTGATAACGTGGGTGTTGACCTGGACGCTAAGGTAAATGCCAGCCCAGCCTACTTTTCAACTGCCCAGTGGGTGGTTATGGAGGCTACAAAGCGTGCAATGCTCACGCCAATTGACGCGCCACCTGCTAACTCGATCCAACAAACTGCCGGTCCATACTCTGAAAACATTGTATTTACCAACCCTGCCGGTGACCTCTGGTTTAAGAAATCAGAGCTGCACGACTTAGGGCTTTACGGTACACAGAAGCTTACTAGCATTAGCACCGTGCCTGGCAGCAGTATGTATGACCCTTACGAAAGTTCTTAACTATGGATATTGTGGCAATATTAAGAGAATTTGGGCTACCTATATTCATCATATTTGTTATGGGTATTGTTATAGTTGCCCTGGTCCGGCACATCGTAAAACTGTATGACAAACTATTTGAAATTCAAGAGGCACGCAGGCTTGAGGGCAACGAAGTTGCAAAAGAGTTAAATACTACACTGCAAACTTTCTCAGAAAGTACTAGAATGCTTATTGATAAGATAAAGATAGTCAGGGGCGAAAAATAATGAGATGGTTATTTTGGAGGAAGCACGGCGCACACCCTAGCAAACAGCTTGATGCTATTGAAGTTGAAGCTGCTAAAACGCATAAAGAGAATATTAAAAATATAGTAAAAAGTCGCAAGGATGCAAGCAAAGTTATAGTAGAATTGAAGAGAAATAACATAACGCTTGAGCTTGCAAAGGCAATAGGACACTAAAAACATATGGATGCTCAAACTCTAGCCACACTACTACTGATAATGCGGATTTTTGCCGTTGTTCTGCTTGCCGCAACTATTGTTAAGCAAATCATTCAAATGCGTACCACTACTACTGAGTACTCAGGCGTGCGTATAGCAGTGTTTATTGCCACAATTGTAATATTCCTGGGTCAGTTCATACCAATGCTGCTTGATACAGTGGTTGCCTTTGGATCGTATTACGAGGGGCGCAACCAAACACCAAATTTACTTGCCGCAAGCTACTCACTGAATAACGCCGGTAAAGACGTTATTATAGGCGTTCTGTTGTTTGTGCAACACTATCGCCCACGCCGCAAAAAGTAAGTTGCTTTATAATACTTGTGCTATAATCTTGTTATAAGCAGAGCGCCTGAAACACGGTAGTTGTGCCAATAAGTTTACGGAGTATAACCAATTATGGCTAATAACGACTCTCAAAACGTCTCATTCGGTAAGCCAAAAGCTTTAGGTGCGCTATTCGTAGCCCCTGCCGGTACAACCGTACCAACAAATGCTACCGCTGACCTAGATGCTGCTTTTGCAAATCTAGGCTATGTATCAGATGAAGGCTTGGTGAACAACATTGAGGCTGACGTAGAAGATGTATTTGCGTGGGGTGGTGACAACGTGTTGTCAGACCAAACGACATTTATGGAAATGTTTACGTTCAACCTCATTGAGACGAACGCAGAAGTTGCGAAGCTGTACTATGGTGAGGATAACGTCACAGTTGACGGTGAAAACATCACTATCAAGGTAAATAGTAAAACATTGCCTGAAATCGTGTTTGTTGCAGAACTCGTTATGACCGGCGGACGCGTTAAGCGTATCGTGGTTGAACGGGGTCGCATCGCTGACCGTAGCGCGGAAATTACTTATGTTGATGGTGAGCCAGTGGCTTACCCAATCAACCTTAAGGCATTCCCTGCTGATGATGGTGACTCACACAAAGAGTACATCGCAACCATCGCCTCTTAACCGGCGGTATTCGGAGTTAAGCACCTGGCTAGTCTGGGTGCTTTTCTTTATGCTATAATTACGCTTACGATAACAAATTAGAATTGGAGTGAAAAAACTATGGCTGACATTACGCCAAAACCAGAAACCAGTACTACAAAAGAGCTAGAGATTGAGGGCTACAAATTCAAAGTAGACACTGACCTGCTAGACGATGTTGACGCTTTTGCGCTCATTAATAAGATTGAAAATGAAAACCAAATCACAGCCGTTGTGCCATTGATGCACTACCTGGTTGGCAAAGAAGAGTACGAAAAAATCAAGGCTCACTTTACCAAGCTGGATGCCGAAGAGCATAAGGATGAAGCGGGCTATAAGCCACGCCTACGCATTGGCAAACTTGGTGATATTTACCAAGTAATCATTAAGAATTTTGACCCAAAAGACTAGCCCTAATCAAAGTACGCCGTGAGTACTTTGATGAATTAGAGGCAGACTTTCAGCAATATTATGGCTTAGACATCGCGGCAGTTGATCGCAGACGCGCAGCGCGGTTGCTATGGCAGCTACCGCGTGATAGTCGCGTATTCAGACGAATACAGCCAGCTACTGAATGGGGCTATAGTGAAATCTTTATGAACAAAATGGTGTACCTGCTTGAGACTTTGGTGTGGCAAAAAGCGTTCGATCCAAAGAAAAAAGCAGCGCATCTGGCAGCCAAGCCAAAGCTATTCACGCCGGACTTTATGAAAAAGGCAATGGATAATGAGGGCATTAAAAAAGATACCCAGGCTGCAGACGTAGACACCATAAAAGACTTGCTTTCAAGACCACGAAAGTAGCAAAAACCACTCCCCTACCGTTTATTTGACGATAGGGGCTTTTTGTGTCAAAACGCTATATATGCCCTCCCCTACCGTTGCCAAGACACTAGATTTATTGTTTTGCTATGAAAAAGGGGTGTTTTAGGGGGTATCTAGGCAGGGCAGGGGAGTCACCCATAGCAACCACCATACGTGTGAGCTATACTAAGTGGTATGAGTAGAGACGTAACCTTTTCACTAGATACCCAAGCAGCTGCTGTGATCCTTACTGATATGGTTGCGCCACTAATTAAACAGTCCGGTGAAGCCATTGCTGCACGCGCCCAATCAATGGCAAACAGTATGAGCAGTGACCCACCAGAAATTACCGTTACTACAACCGTAGGCACTGTAAAAAAAGGTAGGCGTGCAATTGCCACCATCACGGCAAGGGGCAGAGATGCCCACCAGAATTACATTGGACATATGGCTTTAGTTAAAGCACGAGATGCTGGGCGCGTCTAACAGCTTATGGTATAATTTGCAATATATAAACCACGCTACGGTTGCGGCAAAACTGGCTTAATAAAACCCGAAAGAACGCAGCAACCAAATGGCAGGTGACATTGGACAAGCAACAGTACGAGTAGCGCCGAATATGACCGGCATCCAGAGCAAAATTGCTGCTGGTTTTAAAGGCGCTGCCGGTCCAGCAACTGCAGCACTTGGTGACGAAGTTGAGAAAAATAGCGGTCCATTCCAAAGCGCACTAGGTAAGCTTGGTGGCTTTGCTAAGGGCGCAGGTGTCGCTATCGCTGCTGGTATGGCTGCAGGTGCAGCCGGAATGGTTGCATTGACTACTAAAGCCCTTGCAGCAGGCGCAGAGCTTGAGCAACAGCTTGGTGGTGCTGACGCGGTGTTTGGTGAGTATGCGGCAAGCATTAAAGCTACTGCAGATGATGCTTACACCAATATGGGCTTGAGCCAAAACGAGTTCTTGCAGGGCGCAAACAAAATGGGGTCACTATTCCAGGGCGCTGGCTTTGACGTTCAAAAGTCAATGCAAATGTCTACTGACTCAATGCAACGTGCATCAGACGTAGCCAGCATTATGGGTATTGATACCACCACTGCCCTAGAAGCCGTCACCGGTATGGCTAAGGGCAACTTTACGATGATGGATAACCTGGGTGTTGCTATGAATGACACCGCGCTAGGTGCATACGCATTAAGCAAAGGTATCAACAAATCAACGTCTGAAATGTCTACCCAGGAAAAGGTTGGACTTGCCCAGCAACTGTTTATGGAAAAGACGGCAAAATATGCTGGCAACTATACCAAAGAGAATGAAAGCCTTGCCGGATCGATTAACACCACCAAAAAAGCATTCCAAGACTTTATGGCAACCGGCAACGTCACCGGCTTTGTTAATAGCCTGGTCAAAACCATTCAGATTGCTGTGCCGCAGATTATTGCCCTATTGCCTAAGCTGGTTGATGGTATCGTGCAAATTGTTCAAGCAATCGTGCCTGCCCTATCTGCCGCACTACCAACGCTTATACCTGCCCTCATTGGCGCGGTAGTTAGCCTGGTCCAAGCAATTGTAAAAGCTATGCCTACCATCATTTCAGCACTCCTGGCTGCCCTGCCGCTGCTTATTGACGGCTTCATTCAACTATTCTTGGCAATCGTTATGGCACTGCCTGAAATCGTCACTATGATTGCAAACGCGCTACCAACCATCATTGATGCCATTGTGAACGGCTTAACGAAGCCAGAGGCGCTGAACGCGCTTATTATGGGCGCTATACAGCTATTCCTAGCAATCATTAAAGCTTTGCCGGTCATTATCGTTGCGCTGGTCAACGCACTACCAACCATCATTAGCAATATCGTCAAAACGCTCACCAGCACTGAGTTCATCAATATGATGATAAATGCCAGCATCCAACTGTTTATGGCAATCATTAAAGCCATTCCGCAGGTACTGGGTAGCATCATTGGCGCGGTAGGCAAAATACTTAGCGGCATTGGTGAAGTGCTATCACCAGGCAACCTAGCGCGTATTGGTGGTGACCTGGTAAAAGGTTTGTGGAATGGTATTAGTGACCTGGCAGGTTGGGTAATTGGTAAAATCAAAGGCTTTGGTGAGGGTATCTTAAACGGCATCAAAAGCTTCTTTGGCATCAACTCACCATCAACCGTATTTGCAGAAATTGGTCATAACCTGGACAGGGGATTAGCAAAGGGTATTGAGGGTAGCGCTGGGCTAGTCAGCAAGGCTGTAGACACGATGGCTGACGGCGCACTTACAGATATGACTATGAACCCGAACATTGCAGCAAGTATGAGTACAACCCCAATGAGTACCATACCTGGTAGCGCAAGCGGCGCTATTGCAGGTACGCCGCAGATAGTACAAAATAATGACATCTATAACCAAGTAGATTTGGATGCAGTGACACGTGATTTAGCGTGGCAGGTAAGGCGATAAAATGAATATAAATCTGAACAACATACTTACTCTAAGCGCACTGGCAGATGGCAGTCACTTTATCATTAAAGGTGTTACCGGTCTTGGTATCGCTGACATTCGTACCTCTAGCTTCTTATTTAGTGGACGGTCCGGCGGCGTGGTCACTGACCAGCTGCTTGGCTTCCGTATCATTACCATCAACGGCATCATTGGTGAAAATAACGGTACAAAAGAACAGCACGCTTTGGATCGCAAGGCGTTGATTGACGCGCTACCGATTGGCTCAACCATACCGGTATACATCACGACTTTCAGCGGTGAAACTTACCGCACGGATGCAAACGTAACAGATGCAAAGGTAGAATACCGCCAGCGCGGTGTTACCAGTGATTACCTGATACAGCTAACAGCCGGTGACCCACTATTTTACTCAACTGACGGTGGTGACGTTCAAACTGCCATTGTCACGCTGCAGGCGCAGACCGGCGGTTATGTCACGCCTTATGACTTGCCTGTTGACTGGGCTGAGGGATCGCAGCCAACCACCGTGCTTAACTCAGGAAATGCCACCGTATTCCCAGTTATTGAGCTGCACGATGAGTCACACAACCCTATCATCACCAACCTCACTACCGGTGAAACATTTGCCCTTGATATTAGCACCGCTGACGGTGACCTAATTGAAATTGATATGAGCAACCGCACCGTGACACTCAACGGCAGCAGCATTATGGGTAACCGTACTGATGATAGTACTTGGTGGGGCTTAACACCTGGCAATAACTCAATTGTGCTGACCAGCGCAACCAGTGACGATCCTGTATATGCTGCCCTCCAGTCCCGTAACCAGGCGCCCGCTATCCAATACGCCACCACAACACCACTTTC